GGCCCGAAGGCCTCATTACATACCGACTTGCGTCGATACCGAGGGTTCCCGAACCGAGTATCGGGGGTTCCTCGCACCGCTGAACATCGTGTCTATCGTGAAATTGGTTGCCGTCATAGGCTGTGGACCGGGATCACGCCCCTCGGCCACGAGTCCCCAATTCGTCGATGGTCCGATTGAGAGGACCGCCGCAACCTGTGCAGCGGGGACGACTTGCAGCGTGGAGTTGGCTTGCCGAGATCTCGTCTTTGCGTCCGCATAGGGAGCAAATGACGCTCGTCGTCTTGGGCCCGTTCTTGTCCTTCCGCTTGCGCCTACTCATCTTCGTTCGACGGTTGGGTTCTCGATTCGATTCGTGGGCTTTCAAGCGGCGGGCGGGCGTGTCGTACAAACGAAAAAAGCCGCTAGGCGTATGGGCTTACGCGCTAGCGGCTTGAGCAAGTCTTCGGGTTGTCGGTCGTGTAGAACTCTGCTTGAGCGAGGGTCATGGCGTGCGTCACCAGTTCGACGTTCTGTGTGAACGGCACCCAATCGGCCGTTTGGATCTGCGACGCTTCGAGTATAGCCTTCGCTCCCTGGCCGATGGTCGTGCAGCGGTCGAGGAAGGCTTTCTTTTCGGCGTCCGTCATGGCTCAATCCTTTGTGCTCGCTGCAGTTACGAAACTTCGAAAATCTTGGCGGCCCGGCTAGTTCGCGACGGCGACCCCGACGGGATCGGACGTTGCCGCCTTTGGGGGATGACGGTCGCTTTCGTTGCCGATCACGGCCACCACGTCGTTGTCGCGGACGACGAAATACTCGTCCCGGCCTAGCTTTACGTCCATCGCGGGCGCCATGGGATTGACGCAAACGCGCTGGCCGACTTGGCGAGTGGTCGCGACGAACGCCCCGCTCATGGTGTAAACGCCCGGGCCCGCGTTGATGATCACGCCGCGGCGTTGCTGGAAGTTGCGATGTCCGCCGTCGGGGAGCATGATGCCGCCGGCCGTAACCTTCGGCGTCTCTTCCGCTTTGATCAGCAGATAGTCGCCGCTCATGGTCAAGAAGTCGTCGGCGGGAAGTTCGCAAAGCAGGGGCATGGGCTGGGCTCCGGTCAAGGGCTTCGGGGTGCGAGCGGCGCAAAAAGAAAGCCGCCTCGCGTCACGGACAGGTGTGCTACCACTGTGTCACGGACCACGCGGGCGGCTTGCGAGTTTATCGGCTCGCGCCGGTCGTCGCTGCCTGGAATCGTGAAATAGTGGTAGCGGGGAAACTATAGGCTGACAATCCCCGTATTGTCAAACCCGCGCGCGGTGGTACCATACCTGCCATGACGGGACGTAGAGCAGGGGTAGCTCGCGGCGCTCATAACGCCGAGGTCATCGGTTCAAATCCGATCGTCCCCACTTCGATAGCCGACTCTAGAGCGCGTGTTTAGCGTAAATGATTGCCCGGGGTGAACCGGTATCGTCCGCACCCCGGGCGCTTTCTTCTGCGGGCTCGTCCCATGACCAATCACACGCGTCGCCAATTTCTCGGACTCGTCGCGTCGCTGCTCACGTTGCTCGATGCCGTGCGTCGATTCTTCAAGCCGCCCGAAGTCGTGAAGGATCACGTCGACGATTGGCCCGAACCTGGCACCGGTCCATACTTCGATTACTACGAACCGCTACATGACGTCGACGGGCGGTGGGTCGGTACGCGGCGCGTGATGTCGAAGGCCGACGCCGAAAGGATCTACGGACTCGAGCCCGGCACGTTGGACTAGCGAGCACCCGTCGGATAGTGCCGCTGCAGCAAACGACGCAGTTGATCCCGCGCCTTCGCCTCAAGCTGACGAACGCGCTCCCGCGTGACGCCGAGCACGAATCCGATCTCTCCGAGCGTGCGCCCCTCGAGTCGCAGACTGATGATCACCCACGAGCGGCCGGTGAGCTTGTTCACGGCCGCGTTGAACTCTTCCAGCGTCGGGCCGTCCGCAATCCTGCCGTCGACGTCGCGATACGCAAGCTGCTGGCCGATGCTCGGGAAGTCGTCGCCCGCTCCGTCGCTCACGGTGTAGTCCGTGGAAAGATGCTGCTGCCGCGCGTTGGCGAACGCCTTCTTGACGTCGTCCGACATGCGGGCGAGAGTCTTCTTGCATTGCAGCGTTGCCGGAACGCGTACCGCTCCGCACTGCTCGCCGGCCCAGCGTACTACGTTGTGCTGAATCGCGCGTACCGCATACGTGCTCAGTCGCCCCTGTCGAAAATCGAATTGCTGGATCGAATAGATGAACGCTTCCACGGCTACGCTGATACACTCTTCCACGCTGAACCCGAAACGAAACGTCTTCTTGGTTACGCCGAAGATCATCGGGTAGTTACGCATCACCAACTCGTTGCGCGCGGCGATGCGTTCCTTCTCGTCTTCCGCGAAGTGCGCTATCTTGAGCAGCGCTAGTTCTTCGTCGGCGGTGAGAAACGGCTGGCCTTTCGTTTCGCGTCCTTGCGTCACTGCGGTCGCTCCTTGCGAATGATGCGTCGTCGCGGCCGTGCTCCGAGCGGCTGCGGATCCGCCGGCGGTGCGGCGTTGGGACTCAACGTTGCGGGGAGGAAGGCTTCGAACATGGCCACGTCATACGGTCGATCATGGCCGGGAATGCGAATCGCCCAGCACTTATCGGCGTCGACGTACTTGATCGCCTCGACGACGTGTGTCGTTCCCTTGGATTTCCAGCGGACCATTTGCCCGACGCGAAATGGCGCGACCGTGCGGTTCGGCGATACGAACGACGCCGCGTATTCGGGACCGCTTGGAGTGAGTGAGGCAAGGCCCGCGTATGTGCCGGTGCTCGAAATTAGGTCTGTCGGCCCGAACATTTCGGCATCGCTCAGAACCGTGTGCTTCGGATCCGGCGTTGCGTCTTGCGCGGCGTTCTCGTTCTCCTTGTCCATCCAATCGTCGGCGGCTGGATCTTCGTAAGTTTGGTAGCACGCGGCCTCGCGAAGACATGGGTCGCCGATGGCGTTGAACCACCACTTGCCGTCACGGAATACGCACTTGTCGACGGCGACTGCGCGGTGCTGATAAACGCTCGAGCCGCGAATGAAGACCTCGTCGTGTCGTTTGAACGGCGGATCTCCCGCCTCTTCGTCCGGCGCACTTAGCTTGCTGAACTCGAGGGCCGCGTCAAAGTTTGCCAATAGCTCGCTGTGAATAGCGACCGGAACGCTTTCATGCACCCAAGCTACATAGACCATCCCGTGTCTGCGCAGGAGAGTCAGCCGGTACTTCATGTGCGAAGTAAGTCGATAAGAGAACGACCGCATGTTTCCGACGGGCGACTTCACGTACGAGTCGATCACTTCCGTAAATTGCTGGACGGGCAGACTGCCGAGCGAACGGAACTCGCCGTGTAGCGGACCGCCGACGCAGATAGCGTCGAAGTTGATAAGTTGTTTCGCGGTCTTCAAGCATTCGATTGGGGAATACTCGGGCACGGGTGGGGCTCCTTCTTCTTCGTAGCGGGGAACTCGGCGTCGATCTCGGCGGGCGTACCGATGGCAATGTGAAGATCGAACGCGATGCGACCGACGTTGCGATGCAGAATCACGAGCACGTCGAGATCTGCATTCGGACGCGTCAACCGTACGTGACGCGTCTCCTGCTCTTCGGCCGGCTCGCGCTCCTCGAACAATGACGACGCCAGCAGTCCGGTAAGCGCGGAAACATTCAAACGACCACCGTGAAACGTCAGCACGACGAAGCTCCTACTTACGCCGGCTCGGTCGCTTCCTCTTCGCCTTCGGCCCGTCGGGTTCTTTGTTGAGCGCGATCAAGAAGCGGCGATACGCGGCGCGCGATGTGAATAACACGCTGCCCTGAAACACGGCTTCGAGCTTATGCACCATTCCGTTGATGCGTGATCGCGTACCGTGCGCGACCCATTTCCAGGCGGTTCTCGGGTGGGCGTTGCAGCCGTATTCGCGCGTGGCTTTGAGCGGAACCAACGGCTCGTCGAACAACGGGGAGTCGCCGTCTGATGGCGCCATTCGATGTTTCCTCGAGATAAGCGGGCGAGCCTGACCACCCTGAGATTGTCAGCGTACATCATGCCCTTTTATTCACTTGCGTCAACGTGAACCGCGCAAAGCGTTGTCAGCAGGCGGCTTAAAAAGTTATTGCATCACGAGTCGCTTGCCCGGCGACGTTGCAAAAACCGCCCCTCCTAAGCCCAAGGTGAATCATGTCTGTCGGTACAAACATTGGCGGCGCTCCCGCTTCGACGTTCCAAATGCCGAGCGCTACCGCGCCGGGTGGGAATCCCCTCGCGCAGTACCAACTTGCACCGCAATCCGGCAACGCCATGGCGCCGCAACAGTCGGCCGCCTCGATCCCCGTGCCGGCTTCACACCTTGGCCCGAACCCCGAAGCCGCGGGTTTCGGTACGGGCGGTTTCGTCATGCCGACGACGCCGGCACCGTCGCAGCAGCAGGGTATGCCGCAGTTGAATTTGCAACTGCCCGCCCAGCAGCAAGCACCGCAACAACAGTTCGCGCCGGCTCCGCAGTACGGTGCCGCGCCGACTCCGCAGTTCCAACCGCAGCAGCAACCGGCCGCCGCGCCGATGTTCGCCGCCGCGCCGCAACAGCCGCAGCAGTTTGCGTTCAACGACGGCATGAGCCTCGGCGGTGCAGCAGGCGGTTTCGTTCCGACGGCCGGTCAGCCGTTCCCGCCCGCCGCTCCCCAGCAACAGCCGCAACCCGGCGTCCAATATCCGGCAGCGCCGCAGTTCCAACAGCCGGCCGCGCCGACGCCGATCCGCGACGGACTTGTTCGCCAAGGCCTCAACGTCGCGCACTATCGCAGCGACGACGAACTTCTCGCGGACCTCGGACAGATCGCCTCATCGGCTCAAGCGATTCAGTCGCAAGCCGCCTGGGCCGCCGCCAACTCGCAGGCGCAACCGAGCGGCCAGCAAACGCCGCCCGCTCAAGGAACGCAGCAGCAAGCGCCGGCCGCCGGTGCCGGATCGAACACGCCGACCAAGCCGCAAGCTCCGGAATGGAATTCCGAATGGAATCAATTCATTCGGCTCAATCCGCAGACCGGCTTGTACGAACCGGCCAGCGTTCATATCAACCCGATGCTCGCGCAGAAGGCCAACGAATACAAGTCGTGGCAACGGCAGCAAGCGGAAAAGCTCATCACGGATCCGATGTCCGTGATCGGTCCGGATCTCGACTCGCGTCTCAAGGCAATCAAAGACGAAGCCAAGAACGAGCTTCGTCAAGAGATCGCCGTCGAACGTCAGCGCACCGAAGGCGCGAAGATCGTCGATCAGTTCGTGGAGAAGAACGCGACGACGTTCTTTCAGAGCGGACCGGACGGCAAGCCGGTCGTGAATCCCATCACCGGTCAGTACGTGTTCACGCCGCGCGGCCAAGCCGCGATGACGTACGGAACGCAGTACCGCCAACAGTTCGCCGCACGCTACGGATCCCAGCCGCACCCGGCCGACGTGATCGAGCACGTTCAGAAGTCGTTGGCTTACGACGAAGCTCGCGGCGTGTTCGGTCCCCCGATGCCGCAGCAGCCGCAAATGCCGGGCGTCCCGCAATTCCAGGCGGCCGCGCAATATCCGGCCGTCGCTCCCGCGCCGCAAATGTACGGCCAGCCGATGCAGTACCCGATGGTCGCACCGGTCGCGCAGCCGTGGGCTCCGCAACCGTACGGCGTTCCGGCGTACGGCGCTCAACCTCAATTCAGCACGCCGCAAGACGACATGGTTCGTCGCGCGATCGCCGCGCAACAGGCCGGTTATCAACCGCAGCCGAACGGCACGATTCAGACCGCGATGCAGAACGCCCTCGCACCGCAGAACCCGAGTTTGGATTTTAAGTCGATGCTTCGTCAATCCGCCCAAGCCCGCGGTATCTCGACGGAACATTTCAGTTCCTAGTTAGGAGATTCCTTGTTATGGTCGCCACGTTGCTCTCGACGTATGACGTCGAATGGCTGGGTGTAATTCACGAGCAGACGCCCCGCTTTATGAAAGGCGCCGCGGACGAAACCGTTCGTCGTCGCATGTTGCTCAGCTACCTTCGCAAGTACGGACGCATCGTCCTGAACGCGAATTCGCCGGTTTGTATTTGGAACATCAAATACAAGCAGCAGCCGATCGAAAGCGCTGGCGACGGGGGCACGCTGACGTTCACGCGTCACGACCTCTACAAGCAAGCCGCTCTCAATTGGCGGGGCTACGTCGGCACCGACATGATGACGGAAAAAGAGTACCTGATGAATCAAGGCCCGGGCCGGATTCTCAATCGGTACTCCGAAGTGATCCCCTCGCTCATGGAAGCGATGACGGACAACTTCGGCGGCGAAATGATCCTCGACGGCGAAGCCACCGACCGCCAGAACAACCTGCACGGCATCGAGTCGTTTATGGGTTCCGGCACGACCGTCGCCAACGACTTGATCGCGCAGCCGAGCGACAGCTACGCCGGCCTCGCAACCACCCTCGGCAACGAAGGCGGCTCGTGGTCGACGAACCTCGGCACGGGCGTCTACCCGAACGCGGCCGTCGGAAGCGATTGGCCGAACGGCAAGGGGTCGTATCAATACGACTTCTACGCTCCGCTGCTTCTCAACTCGTCGTCGACGCGTTGGGGAACGGGCTCGACCAACTTCGAGACCAACTGCGAGCGGATCATTCGCCAAGGCATCATCTGGCTGGCGAACAAGGGCGGCAACTCCGGTCGGCCGAAGATGGTGCTCTTGAGCGCCGATCGGTACTCGGCGTTCCTCAACCACTTGTCGACCAAGCAACGGGTCATCGTTCCCCACAAGGAATCGCAAGACCTCGGCTTCGAAGACACCGTCAACTTCGACGGCGTATCGATCGCGTTCGACTACGAAGTTCCGCCGTCCACGGGCTACATGCTCAACGTGCAGAACATGGAACTCGCGTCGCTGGACAAGGTGTTGTTCGGCTATCGCGGTCCCGATTGGTCGATGCGTGATCGGGCGTGGCTCTTCTACGTCGGCTTCTGGGGCAACATGCGTTACCGCCCGAAGCACTTCGCGAAGATTTACGACTACGCCTAGTCGACCATCTGGCGATTGTCACTCCACCCGCGCGGCCTAACACGCCGCGCGGGTTCGACGCTTCAAACCTTCCATCAGTCTCAAAGCAGAGGTTTCTTCCATGTTCGGTTCCAACATTCAGCCGTTCGCGCGGGGCGAATACGCCGACAGCGCGCGCGTGCCGACGGACGTCAAAGGCGGATTGTTCGAGTTCAAGAACATTCTCACCGCCACCGGCCAGCCTCGCGACGGCCGCGAAGTCATTTGCCGGCTCGTGCAAAACAACTCGGGCGGCGCGTTGCTGCCCGGTAAGGGCGTCGCCTACAAGGCGACCGGTTCGGGCGGCTACGGCCAATCGATCGGCGGCTACTCGGGCGCCGGCGACAAGTGCGACGGCATCGTGGATCACACGTTGCCCTCCGCAGGCGTCGCCGACGGCAAGTGGTTTTGGATGATCGTCAAGGGTCCGGCTTACGTCACCACCGACGGCGCGGCCGCCCTGTCTCGCAACGACATTCTCAAGACCGCCGCAGCCGGTCAGTTCACCAAGGATGTCGGCACGCCGGCCACGAACGGCAAGGCCGGGTATTGCGAAGACGTCACCATCGCGGCGACGGCTGACCTCAACTTCTGGCTCGATTTCACCGGAGCATAGCGGGTCGGGCGTGTTCGGTTTCGCGGACCGGACGGCGGCGGCTCGACGGGCTTTCGGGCCGCCGCCTTTTTCTTTCACCAATAGCACGACCATGAGCGACGCAGCCCAACCCACCGACTTCATCAATCTCCCGGCACCGCCGCCGGAAGGAATGAAAGACTGCGCGCGTTGCCTCACGTCGAAGCCTGAAAAGTCGTTTGACATCAAAGACTCGGCGACCGGTCGTCGCGGCAACGTATGTAACACGTGCCGTCACCGGATGCGCGAGGATCGTTTGAAGGCGGGCGGCGAGACGGCGTATCAGCGACGCGTCAAAGAACAACTCGCCAAGATCGTCGGCCAACTCACGAACGATCACCCCGACGTTCCCGGTGCGGCGAAGATCGCTCACGGTCTGATCGCAGGCCTCGGCGGACTCGACGAGTTTATCGGCCAGTGGGTCGCCACGCTCAACAGCGACCGGCTCACCCCCAAAATCAAGCTCGAGAACTTCCGCGCTATCGCCAAGATTTGCATGGAAGCCGGTGACGCGAACGCGACGCTGCAGGGGCTCAAGAGCCTCACCGACGCCGACCTCAACGAACTGCTGCTCGACTTGCTTTCCGAGCAAATGCAGGCCCGCGGCTTAACGATCGTCAACGACATGGGCGACGACGAGGACGCGGCATGAGCGGCACGCAAAAAGCCAACTTGGCTGCAGCCCTTGAAGAACGCAAAGCCCGGGACGGGGAAGCACTTTCCTTGTTTCGGGCGATGCCGTCCCAGGTGGGATTCATTTCATCGTTCGCTTCCGAGCGTTTGGTGCGCGGCGGCAACCGGTCCGGCAAGTCGACCATCGCGGCCGTCGAAGTCGCGAGCGCCGCATGTCGCCGTCCCGTGCTGGATCCGGACGGCTTGCCCCTGCCGTACAAGTATCCCACGAACCGCGCGCTCACTATCTGGATCATCGGCCTCGGCGAGACGCATATCGGCGACACGCTCTACCGGCTCTTGTTCCTGCCGGGCGCGTTCTACGTGATCAAAGACGAAGTCACCGGCAAGGTCCGCACGTGGAATCCCGGCAACCCGGCGGACGTCGCCCGCGAGGCGGACAAGGTTCCGGCGCCGCCCCTCATTCCGCCGCGACTCGTGCCGGAAGGCGCGTTCGCCTGGAAGAATAAAGCAGCTCGCATTTTCACGAGCGTCACGCTGGCCAACGGCACGATCATTCACGCCTACTCGTCGAACGCCGACGTGAAGGTGGGCGATCCGGTCGACCTTATTTGGATCGACGAAGACATCGTCTATCCCGCGTACGTCGCGGAATGGCAAGCGCGTTTGTCCGACCGCAAGGGCCGGCTGATTTGGTCAAGCTGGCCGCGTACCGCCAACCCCGCGCTCATGTCGATGACCAAGCGCGCGAAGGAGCAACGCGAGCGGCCGAACCCCGACGTCGCCGAATGGATTCTGCGGTTTAGCGATAACCCGCATATCGATCAGAACGAAAAGCGGAAGCGGCTCGAGGGCTGGTCGCCCGAAGAGCGGCAAGCGCGCGACATGGGCGAATACGTGCTCGACACGGTCCTCATGTATCCCAACTTCTCCGAAGACGTGCATTGCACGCCGAAGCGTTACGAGCACGAGCAAGACGAAGTCGACAAGATCCTGGCGCAAAACGCGTGGTCCCCGCCGCGCGACTGGACGCGGTATCTGATTCTCGACCCGGGCCATAGTTGCACGGCCGTTCTGTTCGTCGCCGTCACGCCGCCGGATCTCGGCGACTACGTCGTGTTCTTCGACGAGCTTTATCTGAAAGGTCACGACGCCGATCAGTGTGCGATGAAGGTCAAACCGAAGATCAACGGTTTCCGGTACTACCGGTTCATTATCGACTTCCGTATGGGCCGCCAGCACGGGCCGGGCATCGGCAAGACGTACCGCGAGATTTACGCGGAAGCGTTCGCCCGGCACGGACTCTCATCGGTGACGACCGGCGCTTCGTTCCAGTTCTCGAACGACGACGTGCCGGCCGGAATCCTCGCCTTCCGCTCGTGGCTCTCGGTTCGCCCCAGCGGTCGGCCGCGGTTGCGCGTGGTGAAACACACGTGCCGCAACTGGCTCGACGAAGTCACGACGTACCGCAAGCACATCGACAAGACGGAAGCGACGGAACTTCCCGCGTCGGGGCAAGCGGATCACTTGATGGATACCTCGCGTTACGCCGCCATGGACGGTTGCCACTACGTCGCTCTGCCCGACGACGGAACGGCCGGTATGGATCCCGGCGACGCGTATCGCCGCTTTCAACAAATGTGGAAGCCCGGCCAAGCCGCCGCGCCGGCCACGCAGTCCTCGTTCGGTCCCGGCACAGCAGCCTAAGCCCGATAGTTACGCCCCAAGCCCAAGGAGTTTGTCATGTCCGCAGCAGATGAAAAGAAGATCCCCAACGTACCCATGACGACCGTGCATCACGTCGCGGCGCTGATCGGTATGCCGATCGTTCACATGGTCGCTTACTACCCGAACGGCGACCGCAACGGCGATCCGATGGTGGCCGTCGTCCGCAAGAACCACTCGGGCGGCGTCGTGGATCTCACGGTTTTCCCGCAAGGTCAACCGCTGGTCAAAAACGACATCAAGCACGCGGACGATCCGTCGTTCCTTACGAACCCGCGTCTCGCGCGTGAGTACGGCGTGTGGGATTACCCGCCGGGCTATCTGCCGGAAAAGTTCGTGAAGATGCCGGCGGAAGTTCCGGCGATCGCGCCTGCCGTCATTCGCGAGTGGTGCAACGGCTGCGCCGACCTGCAGCGCATCGCCAATCGTTGCGGCGGCGCCTCAGTCGAACTCGTCTCGGAAATCATGGGGCGCTACGGCGTAGTGCATAAGTCCTAACCATGTTTGAAGTTCACGGACCGCAACCCGACGTACTTGCTCCCCTCGTGCAATCGTGGCTAGGGAAGATCCGCCTCGCGCACGAGAGCAAGCAGTCTTTCACGGACGTCGGCAAACAGTGCATGGAATTCTTCTCCGGAAGCCTCGGCTTCATGTGGCAACCGGAGTTCATGCAGAAGTTTGTCGGCGGCCCGCTGATCACGCCGCGG